ACTCCATTGAAACTGGAGTCAGCGGATCCAGAGATAGCGCCAGTTACGCTCAGCGTTCCACCGACAGCCATAGACCCGCCAAAGGTTGGACTAGGCATCACCTCGGCCACATTGGCGTTTGTGCCAGTGCCGTCCAGCTTAACTATCTTCGTGTACCCGCTGGCGACCGTAACAGTCGAGCCGCTACCACTGCCCTGCTTGATGATGACGCTGAACCCGCCAGAAGTGCTGTTGGTAATGAAGTACCACTTTTCGGCATCGTTCGGCGTTACCGTTACCGTGTGATTCGCAGCCAGCGTGCCGTTGAATACAATGCTGCGATTCCGGCCATCGGATGAAGCGCCGCTAGTGATAGCAAGCGTAGAGGTAGTCCCGGTGAGAGCGACAGCAACCGAGCCATCCAAAGCCTCGTCAATCAGACTCGTCCCACTGGCATTCCAAAGAGAGCCCCAGGTATTCGGATTTTCACCGTCTGCTGGGAGAACGAAGCCATTATTCTGAGTGTAGCTAGACGGCATTGAGCACTGTCCCCCAAGTCATCAATCCAGAATTTGCCGTAGCAGCCGGGGCCGTGACGGTAAACGTCGACGCCGAACAGGACTTGTTCGACCCAAAATCCAGGATCATCCAAGCTGGATTGCCAGCCGCCGTGTCGTCGTAGATCATCGCACCTCTCGCCGTAAATGTCGCCGCCGCCCACGACACGCTTGCCGGGTTGACGATAACCACGGTCCCGTTGCTGGTTGACTGCGTGGTAACAGTGACTGTGACGGCTGCGCCGCCTGCGATGTAATTCGTCCCGGTAATCTCATCCGACGTGGTGTACGCCGTCGTCGCTGCAGTGAGCGTGGCTGTATCGGAATACAGGGCCATCTTAAATGTATCGGCGCTGAAGTCAAAGACTCCGTTGAGCAGTCCGGTGTAGAACGACGTGCAGATATACGAGCCTGTGAACGGCATGGTTACTGAATCCTCTCAGGCGGGTTGCGATATTCATCCATAAGCTGCAGTTTTTCAGCAGACTTGATGAGCATCGCCAGTGCGGTATCAAACCTGGTCTGGTACACCGCCATCATGTCCTGCTCACCCTTGTTGTACGCATACCCTTCGACAAGGCACCCGTACAGCAGCGCTTCTGGGAAATTCTGCGAGACGTAGGTGACTTCCTGATCCACGATCGAGTACGGCGCTCCCGCGTAGCTGAGTTCATACGAAACCTCAGTCGTTGGCACTGGGGCAATATAGATCGTCGATGCCCCGCTGTAAAGCGTCGTGTAGTCAAGGCAGTAGTCGGACGGCGTGCCGGTCGTATCGCCCCACACCGTCCGCAGGTAGGACTTCTGCCGCTGCATCATCATCGTCCCATTGACCATTAGGTACAGCGGTTCGATGAAATCTTCAGGCGGGATGATCGTGTTCGTTGAAACCACATCGGTGACAGTCTTTCGGCTGTCAATCGTGCGGCAGGCGTTGTAGATACGCGCCTCAGCTTGCTGAACTATCTGGGGAATATTAGCGACGAAACCGTCTTCACTATTCTCAAGATAGGACTGAAGTAAACTTTGCAATTCTGTATAAGTCATTGCAGTTCACCAGCCTGACAAGTAAAAGCCATATTGCTAGGACTTTCAATATCCCAATTGCAAGTGCTATCCATATCATCAATGGACGCAGCCGCAAGCACATCCCCATGCCGCCAGAATCTAAAACCAAAAAGCACCTCGCTGGCGCTCCGATTGGGAGCCGAAGCGCGAGCGCTAAAAGTGGGTTTTATGATAATGACGTTTTCCTTATGAGAGAGATGTATTGCTTAGGTGGAGTTGCCGCAACGGAAATTGCCAAGAAATACAACACCACATTTAGTTCAGTGTACGCGGTCGTTACCGGCAAGTCTTGGCAACACGTCCCGTTCCCTGATGGGGGTGGCCCAGGGATGAGGGCCCCCAGAGTCAGGAAACGTTAGCAGCCCTTCTTCGCCATCCCGCCCTTTTTCATCGGCTTCGGCACAGCCTTCGCCTGACCATTCGGTTTCTGAGTGTTCGTAGTGCGGCCCTTCATATCATTCTCCTTTTTTATTCAACAACTACCTGACCAATTGTAACCTGAACTCGCAGGCTGACAATCGGCAACCAACCAAAGAATCCACGGCAAAATGGAATACCGCTGTCCGGTCGCGGCCTCAACAGTGCAATGGCTTCCTCTTTGGGGTTCTTGCCAACCTGCAATTGCAGATTGTCTTTGTCAAAGCACTGAGGGCATACGCGCAGGCCATTGGGGACCTGATTGAATACGTAGTCTCGCAGTTCCGTGTATTTGCAACTGAAAGCGCAAATATCACAGATCGCTAACGCCTCGTATCCACTCGCGTATGCCATTTACTTCTTCCCTGCCCCCGACTGCTCGTCCGTCTTATTGTTGTCGCGGCTGACGATTCCCATCGTGGCGAGTCCACCAGCCAGCACGAACGCCGCCGCCTTCATCGCCGCAGGGTTGTAGTTGACGATATCAGGCACCGCCACGACTAACGCAGCAGCCGAAGAGATCAAACCGGATAGTGTCGTGCGCCAGCTTTTTCTCATTTGAACGCCTCGATCAACACGGCTTCGGTAGCCGACGCGACGGCGGGGATGGAGTTGATCATGCCGATCGCATCAGCGCGGCTCAGACCGGGCTTGCCCATCGACACCAGCCGGATGGCAGCTTCGGTCGCAGTCGGCGCGTTCTCAAACGTCTGCTTGACCAGACCGGCGTTCATGTACTCGCCAGCGTGCTTCACTTCGCCGTCGACGACCAAGCGCGGGTCAGTGACGATGCCATACTCGTGAGTCTCGCCATCGTCCTTCGACGGCACCTGGAGGCCAGGGAACTCGACCAGTCCGTAGGTCGGCATCAGCACTTTCAGCTTTGCTTCCTGCTTCTTCGCTTCTTGCAACGTGGTGTATTGAGACATGTGTTCCTTTTAGTATCGTTGGTTTGCGTAGGGCACGAGCATGATAGAGGAGCGGTCGCGGTCTTCTTCCTCTGCCAATAGCAGAGCCTCTTCATACTGTGCTTTCAGTTGAGGAATTAGCGCAAAGGCTTCCTTGCGCTTGCAGGCGATGCGGTAAGCTAAGCCCGCAATAAAGGCGTCATAGAAGCGAAAATTGGTGTCAGCGGTAGTTGTCCCGCTAGTACCCGCGTTTTGCATTCTCCGTAAGCGCCGATAGAAAAACGTGTACGTCTGAGCTCCATCAGGAGTCGGGTAGAAATAGATAGTGGGAGTGGATACACCACGCTCAATCGCGTACTGATTCGGCTGTCCAGTCACCAGCTTGTTCGGGATGGCGATGTAGTCATACATGCTTGTTCTACTGATGACAAGATCGTTCTGCGTCGTGGTGTTGCCAGCGTTAAGGCGGATAGTGCCTTCGATAACGTCGATGGTGTCGGCAGCAAGCGCGTAGGACGTCGTGCTAGGGGTGAGCGTGAGCGAGACGGACTCCTCGGAGAAGAGGTTTAATTGTTGGTTACTTAGCTCAACCATTAACAAATTGAAAGATCTGCGGGCGGAGGTGATCTCGTATCCAGTTCTGAGTTCGAGCCCGCAGCGATCACTGGCCTCTTGGATCATTTCCACGATTGTCGGAAAATAAACTGTACTTCCGCTCGTCGGCATTTAGGCCCTCCCCGCGCTATAATGGAACGAGCCGCGTGAAGTTTCGTAGACTCCGCACGGCCCTAACACCAGATCAGTCAAGGAGATCAGATGTATACACCCAAGTGTACCCCGATGCCTGTCTTTAGCGAAAGGCAGAAGTCTCTGTTTTGGGGTAAAGTCGCTATCGCAGGTGAAGAAGAATGCTGGGTATGGCAAAGAGCTACCACTCTTAAAGGGTACGGGAAAATCACCATGCCTGGGAATAAAGCGTTCCTTGCGCATCGAGTTGCGTACTACCTCTATTACGGAGTTGACCCAGGCAAACAGTGCGTACTTCACCACTGTGACCGTCCGGCTTGTTGTAACCCTAGCCATCACTTCCTTGGATCGGTTGAGGATAATAACGCTGATATGAGGGCGAAAGGCAGGGCTAACGCCCCTCGCTTTGGCTTTGAAATCGAGTCCAACCAAGTTGGCCGCGACCACTACGGAGCTAAGCAGTACATCTCTGAAATTGATGTGTACATGATGCGAGAGATGTACTTCAGCGGGCTCTACACCCAAAACGCTATTGGCCGAATATTCGATCTTAAATACGGAACCGTATGGGCCATCCTTAGAGGCCACTCGTGGAAAAGAGTTCCGATGCCACCGGCTACCAACGACCCCAGCAACAACTACACGCGCTGCAAGTATCGGTAGCCAGTCCATCTACCCCACCACCCCATCCACCGCAGCCTGAAAAACAGCGACAGCCTGCGCTTCAACAGCCTTGATCTTCTCCGCTACCTTCTTAGGTCGCACCGCCGCGTGCTGCTGGATATTGGCCGCGTAGTTATCGAGCAATACGCGCTTCACCATCTCCGCCTTCGACGCGATCGGCGGTTCACCCGGCTTCACTACCGCCGCGCACATCAGTTCCAGGTACTCGTCGTACTCCGGGGCGAGGTTGATTTCGGTTCCGTCTACTGTGATGAGCATCTACTTCTCCGCCAACGCCGCAGCGAACAGCGCGTCCCGCTTGGCTTCCAGAGCGGCGATCTTCGCGGCGATCTCTTCGGTATCCGCCTTCGTCTGCGACGACGGGAACTTCGGCGCGATTTCGCGGAGCAGTCGAATGACGTGTTTCTTCACGAGGTCGGCGGCGTCGGTGTAGCGCGGGACGGAGACTTCGCCCACCACGTCCACCTGAGTCGCGAGGAAC